AACCCCACTTGAAACCAATGACCAAAAACATTGAAGCGCACGGCGTGGGTGCGATGAATATTGATGCTTGTAGGGTTGAGTTCCAGAATAATCAGGACAAGCAGGCATCAAAAACAGTTCAGGGGCAGTCTGGGAACCAGGGCAATATCTATCAGAAAGACCAGAGAGACCAAAAGGTATTTACTCCTAATGACCAAGGCCGTCACCCCGCCAACCTACTCCATGACGGGAGTGAGAGTGTTGAGAAGGAATTTTTGGAGCAGTGTGTGATAAGAACTAGCGGGAATTTTCCCAGTGTTCAAAACACAAAATCATGGAAAATGTCTAGCCAGGGCAAGAGCCTCGCTCCGCCAAGGAAAACTGATCAAGGCTCAGCCTCAAGATTTTTCAACGCCCTCCCAATAACTGAATTAGACGCACCGTTTTTGTATTGCCCAAAAGCTTCAAAGAGCGAGAGAAATGCGGGGTGTGATGATAGGGGTAATTTTCACGCGACTGTCAAACCAATCAAACTCATGGAATGGCTTATAAAACTAGTTACTCCCTCAGGCGGTACATGCCTCGACCCTTTCATGGGCAGCGGAACAACTGGCATCGCCTGCAAACGGAACGGTTTCAACTTTGTAGGTGTTGAGAGAGAAGAAGAGTTTTTTACTATAGCGGAAGCCAGGATTAACAAAACTTGACGCTCCACTAACTAATCCACTAACATTTAAGCACACTTGAGAACTCAAGCTTAGGAGAATTCCTTGAAAGTAGTACGCATATCCTGCAAGGGTGAGATTGAACTCCCTCTAAAAGAATTTACATTACTGCAGGGCAATCTAAAGACACTATCAACTGAAAATTATGAAAAGCTAAAATCTCGGATACTACAAAGAGGTTTTTCATTCCCTATTTTTATATGGCCCAACGAAGGCACTAACTTCATTTTAGACGGTCATCATAGAGTCATGGTCATGAGGAAGCTCGAAGAAGAGGGGTACGTAATTCCCCCTATCCCAGCATGTAGAATCGAAGCTGAGAACATAGGAGAAGCAAAGCTTAAATTACTTGAGTGTGACTCTAATTATGCCAAAGTTAACGCAGATGGTTACCTAGAGTTTACAGCTGAAATTGATATGAGTGAAGCGAAAAACCAGATTGATATACCTGACTTTGACATGGGGCTTTTAGATATAGAAGCAGAAATTTTACCCCCATCTGAAAAAGACGACCACGTGCCTGGGGTTAAGCATGATCCTGTCACTAAAAGAGGTGATGTTTGGTTGCTTGGTGATCATAGAGTGATGTGCGGCGATAGTACAATGATTGATGATGTTGAGAGGTTAATGCAGGGTGAGAAAGCTGATATGGTTTTTACTGATCCGCCATATGGGATGGACCTCGACACGGACTATTCAAAATGCCTTCCATCTAAAAACTCCAAGCGAAATATCAAAAGTGGCAACACTTACGATAAAGTTCTCGGCGATTCTGAGTATTTTGATCCTACATTTTTATTCGAGATATTGTCGCCTAAAGAGATGTTTTTATGGGGCGCCGATTATTATTGCTGGAGTTTGCCCTCTGGGGGATCTTGGGTTGTTTGGGACAAGACAGGTGGCAATGACTCTCTTATGGATGCCGGTTTTGCATCAAACTTTGAGTTGTGCTGGTCTATGGTTAAGCATAAAAGAGATATAGCACGGGTGACCTATAAGGGCGTGGCAGGGATGAAGCCTGAGGACGGCAAAAGAGTGCACCCTACTCAAAAGCCCGTCGGTATTTGCGAATGGTTTATCAATAAGTGGGGCAAGGACTACAATGTTATAGACTTATTTCTAGGCTCTGGCTCAACTCTAATCGCCTGTGAAAAAACAAAAAGAAAATGCTACGGGCTAGAGCTCGACGAGCATTACTGTGACGTTGTAATTGAGCGCTTTGAAAAATTCTCAGGTAAAAAAGCTAAACTTGAAAGCACTGGTGCTACATATGAAGAGTTAAAAGCAGTGAAAGAAGAATCTATGCCGAGGAGTTGCTAATGCCGCGGGGCCGGCCAACCGATTATAGTGTAGATCACTGTGGAGAAGCAGAAGAGTTTCTGGCTAAAGGTCATTCTATACACGGGTGCGCTGGACATCTAGGCATAGGAAGGGCAACAATCTATCGTTGGATGGATGAGCATGAAGAATTTCGAGACAGTATACGACGGGGTGTATCAAAAGGGTTGTTGTTTTTTGAGCAGCGTTTATTGTATATGGCATCAGGGTCAACTAAGAAAATAGATAATTTTGACGCTAAAAAAGTAGACTGGCGGGCAATTCAATTAGTACTCCAGACTAGATATCACAGAGAGTATGGCAACAAGCAAGAAGAAAATAAAACAGATGCATCAAACCAAGTAACATTTGTAACCAAGTGTGAGCTAACCTAATGGCAGATGTCCCAGTATTTAGTGAATTCAATCCACGTGATATCCAATGGCAATACGACTTAATTTATTTCATGAGAAAAACATATAACTATGATGTTAATGGCGTTTTAGAAATGCTCATGAGTGGAACTGTAGGTAGTGCTAAATCTATATTCGCAATTCATATGGCCGTAAGCCACTGTCTTAAATTCTCAGATGCACGGTTTGGGTTATTCAGAAAGGCCATGCCAGATCTCAAAGAAACAATGATTGAAATGCTAGTGGATCACATGGAAGGGTCAGAGATAGTCATCGACGGCATGAAAGACACGATGAGAGAAGGCGTACACTTTACGCACAATAAACAGAAAGCCTCAATTGATTACATTAACGGAGCTAAAATAAGATCAAGGTCATGGGCAGATAAGAAATATAAAAAACTTAGATCACACCCTTATTCGGCAGCTATATGGGAAGAGGTGACAGAAAATGATACTGAAGAGTGTCAGAAAGTACACCCAGAATTGTTTTCAAGAGTAGGTAGAATAAATTCTATTAACTCAAACGTTAAAGAGAACTGGATTTTATACCTAACAAACCCAGACGAGGAAACGCATTGGGCATACAACTATTTTATTTTAGATGATGGCAAATTCCCCTCTAGGAAAGTTCACTATTCAAATGCAGAAGATAATCCATTTCTACCCAAGACATATTTGGAAGGGCTGAAAGCAAATCTTTCTCCAATAGAGGCCGAAAGAAAACTTAGAGGTCGATGGGTCTCAGATGGCACTGGCAAAATATATTCATGCTACAAAAGAGAATACAACTATAGAGATTACAGTTATCGGGTTAATGCTAAATATCCTATTTACATCTCATGGGACTTTAATATTGGTGTAGGGAAGCCCCTTTCTTTGTGTCTGTTTCAATTCATTAAAGGGCAGTTTCATTTCTTTAACGAAATAGTTATTGAATCAATGAGAACGGAAGAGAGTTGCAAAGAACTCTTGGGGTTAGGTTTCTTGGATTACGATACTGTGTATAAGGTTCAAGGTGATGCCACGGGGAAGGCAAGGTCAACTAATTCAGAACATACTAATTATGAGATCATAAAAAACTTTTTCTCCAACAACAAAAATAGAAAGAACCAGAAAATAATGTTTGAGATAGATATTCCAACAGCAAACCCACCCATAAAGGAAAGGCATAACAGGGTAAATGCATACTGTGAAAACGATGAGGGTCAACACAGATTATTCATCTACAAGGAGTGTGTGAATCTTGATAAGGGCTTTCGTTTATGTGAGCTCAAAGCTGGCGCAAGCTACCAGGAAGATGACAGTAAGCCATATCAACACGTTACTACTGCAGCAGGCTATGGGGTTGTTAGGTGCTATGGACGTACCAAGTCAAAAACAGTTACTATAAAAGCAAGACACTAAATTAAAGGATTAATATATGCCTCGTTTCAATATAACCGACCCTTCAGATGTTTCGGCCCTAATAAGTGAGATTGAATCCCAGGAAAACGTAGATAGGAAAAAGAGAGAGTGGCAGAATTACCAAATATATGCAGGAAACCAGAGATACTATGTAGAAAACTCTCTTAAAGACCTGTATCCAGAGTCCCATGCACAGATGATTGTTTCCAATGTGAACATTCATGGCAAAGTAACCAATAAAAAAGCTAAGGTTTACAAAAAACCACCAATAAGAACTATCTCAAACGAGCCAAATGAAAACTTAGACATGGTTTATGGCCAGGGGAAGTTCGATAAGTCATTCCAGCTAATGGATGTGGTATTTAACAGGCACAGATACAATCTTGGCTGGGTTTGGAATGATCCAATTATAAAAACAGAGTTCAAACTAAAGATTCTTGCACCATACTTATTTGACGTGATCATAAACCCAGATACTGGTGAGCTAGAAACTGTTATTCTTTCCTATCCGGACGGGAATATCACAGGATTTAGTGACAAGAATGATGGTGTAGACCAAAAAATAATGGAGTCAGCAAATGACGCCGGTGTTGAGACAAAAACTTACACCATGTGGTCTAAAGAGTTCCATGCTGCATGGATTGTAAAAACACATAAAGACGAAAAGGGTAAAATGGTCTCGGAGCTCAAGCTTGTTGAAGACCCTGAAAATCCTGATCTAAAAAACCCTTTAGGGAAGCTGCCTTTTGAATGGTTGTCTCAAGATTGGGATGTACCAGACAAGCCAGTTGAAAACTCACTTCCACTTGAGTCAGTGTGGATCAATATATTAAATTCAGATCTCTTAACCGGCGCCTCGAGAGCATCCCTTGGAATGCTTACTATTAAATATCCTGCAGGTAGTGAGGTTAAGCAATTATTCACGGGGCACAGTGTCTCACTTGAATTGCCACAATCTACCGAAGAGGGAGCACCTCCAACTGAAGCTGATTTTATTAACCCAAGCCCTGATCTCGAAGGCATTAAGGGTGTTGTTTATGACTACGCCTCATCTATCATGGCAGACCATGGCCTTGACGGTGTATCTCTTGCCGGAAGTGAAAAGAATTTCACATCTGGGTTTGATAGAATGCTTGCGATGGCAGATGTCACAGAAGTAAGAGAAGAGAACGCCCAGCGGTATGAAGAGTTTGAGCAGGGTATATTTGAGATTATTAAGAAGTTCGATGAGGTCAATGGTACTGGTCTATTCAAGCTAGAGGACCAATTAGAAGTCCATTATGTGAAGCCTAAACCTTTGCAGTCAGAAATGGATATACTCACAGCATTTAAGCTTAAAAGAGAGTTGAACGCTGCTAAAGAGCACACTGTTATCCAAGAGCTAAACCCTAATTTAAGTGAAGACCAGGCAATAGAAATGCTTGAGGAAATTAAGGAAGACAAGCTGGCAAACGCTAAACAGTTTGGATTATCATTAGGAGTCGATGATGGCCAAGTTCAAGAGCCAGATCAAGAAGAGCAAGATAGAAGTTAATATTGATCTATCTGAAGAGCTTAAAGGTCTAAACAAAACACAAGCCTCGAAGATTAAAACGCTAGTGGGAGAATCCCTCTTGAGGCTTGTAGATGAGGACTTAGATCAGGCTCAATCTCCCGTTAATGGTGCTGCATTTAAGGGCCTTTCAAAAGATTATGCGAAATTCAAAAAGTCTAAAGGTAAAGGTGGAAAGCCAGATCTCCAGCTAACTCAACTCATGAATGCAAGCCTAGGCTCTAAAAATACGGCCAATGGGGTCCAGTTAAAAATCACGGACTCTCTGCAGAAGAAGAAATCATTCAACCACAACGTTGGGGATACTTTACCTAAAAGGCAATACCTCCCAAAAGGAAACAGGAAGTTTAGGTCTGAGATAATGGATAAGATTGATCGGCTAATCGAGAAGGCTAAAGATGGGTTTTAAAATTGAGAGGACTAAGTTTCTCAAAAAGCTAATCCCTAACACTAGGACCAACTTTAATAGAGCCGTTAAACCGGTGTTAAAAAAAGCAATTACAGACAGCATTAAAAGAGGGGTTTCACCTGTTAAGGGTGCTGGTAGATATGTGAGATACTCTGATTCCTATAAGAAATCTATGAAAACAAGTAAATATCTAAAGAGTTACGGCAAAAAAGAAAGGCCCATAAACTTAACAGTGACAGGGAAAATGCTTAGATCTTTAAAAATAAGAGACACAGGAAAGAACATTGTGATCTTTTTCAGCTCTAAGATTGCTAAATACCACGACAAATTAGGTGCTGGCGCTTCAAAAACTATAAGAGCAATGCTTCCGCAGGGTAGAGAAACATTTAATAGTTCAATTACTAAAAAGATTAAATTACTATTAGAGTCAAGTTTCAAGAAGGCGACTAGACGCAATAGATAAAAACATACTATTATTAACGTACGGAGAACTCTGTACATTCATGGAGGACATTACATGTCTACTGAGCAAAAGAACCACGAAGGTGATTCAACAGAAGGTGAAAACCAAGTTTCATTAGAGCAATTTAACGAGTTGAGAGAAACTGTTACTCGATTGAGTTCAACAAACGAACGTTTATTAACTGAATCAAAGACTAACAAGGACAAGTACAACAAGTTAAAGGGTGAAGTTGATGAGAAGGAAAACCAAACGCTAACACAGAAAGGCGATATGGAGGCACTTCTTAAGAAAGCTAATTCTAGGAGCATTGAGCTAGAATCATCATTGGCCAATACTCAAAAGCTAGCAGTTATGAAAGACCTTAAGTTCGAGGTTTCAAAACATGCTGGTGATGCACATTCTGTCGATGCAATTGTAAACGCAATTGACATGGACAATCTTGAATACGATCAAGAGGGACTTACATTTAAAAACGTTGCTTCTGAGATCGACAGGATTAAAAAGAAAAATGCATGGATGTTTAAGTCAACAACTGAAATGAAACAAACAATGCCCCGGTACAAGGAAGATAAGCCAAGCGATTACTTATCTGAACTAAAGATGTGTACGACTCAAAGTGAAATGGACAGAGTCAGAAGAAAATATGGAAGAGATCCAAATTATAACTAAGGAGAGTTAAATGGCATTTACACTAAACATGTCTGATGCTGCTGCAGTCGATGACTCGATTGTACTAGAGTATGACCAACAATTTATTATCGCAGCTGGTGCTGAAGGTGTTATGGATCAGTTTGTATCTTACAAAAAAGATATCGGCGCTAAATCTATTCAAATACCTAAGTATTCAAGGCTAGCTCTTGCAACAACACCTCTTACAGAAGATGAGGATGTTACGAGTGAAGCACTGGTTGACTCAAAGGTAACTTTCACTCCGGCCGAGTATGGAAACGTGATTACGACAACTTCGCTTGCTAATTTGCAAACTGGGGGGGTGGCCGATTTGAGCGCCGCTAGACTAGTTGGGAAAAACATGGGCCAAACCATGAATAAGCTTGCCGTATTGGCTGCTGAGGGTTCTGCAAACGAACTATTCCCTGGGTCAGTTGCTTCAGAAGCTGCTCTTGCGGCAGGGGATGTTATGACTGCAACTTTTCTTAATAGGCTTTACAACAAGCTTTCAAGAAGTTCAGTTGCTCCTTTGAGTGAAGGAATGTTTGTAGCAGTTATGCATGACGATGTTATCCATGACCTAAGAGATTCTGTTGGTGCAGGATCATGGGTTGATGTTAACAAGTATGCAAGACCTGAAGAAGTTCTTAGAAATGAGATTGGTATGCTTAATGGTTTTAGAATCATCAAAGACAACCTTATTTCTATTAACACAGATGCTGGTGCAGCTGCTGTTGACTCTTACCATTCAATTTTCCTAGGCGAAAATGCACTTGGTAAGGCCGTTAGCCAATTACCACAAATGGTTCTCAGCGGGCCTTTTGATAAGCTTA